AGAAAAGATGTGATAAATGCAATATCAGTAGTGAAAAAGAGTAAAGATGTTAAAAAAATAGAAACTTTAAAGAATCAAGTTGACAAATTGAATAAAATCGGAGGATTATCTTCGATTGTACCATCAGAGGGAATAGTTTTTAAATATAAAGGTAAAACATATAAGTTTACAGGTGCTTTTGCACCCATAAATCAAATTTTAGGGTTATTAAATTTTTAGGAGTAGTTATGGCAGGCTATAGTAAAGAGAATAAACGTCAAAATGACGCTTTACAATCAATTTTAAGAGGAGGAACACCTGAACAAAAAATTCAAGTAGGTTATACGGGAAAAAAACAGAAATCAGGTGACCAAATAGACAGATTATCTGATATAATGAAAGAAGCTCGAATGCCTTGGTTCTGTCCTAAGTGTGAAAAGGTTATGAAACATAGAATGGACAACAAAACTTGGGCTTTGTACAATCATTGTTTTGATTGTCAGATAAAATTAGAAAATAAGATGAGAATTGATGGAACTTACGATGAATGGAAAGAAAATAACATAAAAGAGAGTAAGTTAGCCTATATTAAAGACCAAAGAGCTCAAATTAAAGAATTTAAAGAACAAAATACACCAGAGTTCTTTGAACAATTCAGACCTGACGGATATTCAGTTGATAAAGACAAATGGACAATGAATGCTGAAGAGATGAACAAAAAAGCCGATGAATATTTAGAATTTTTAGATAAATTAGAGGAATCTCTAGTTTAACATATTTATATACAGGAAGATAGATGATTCAAGATAAAGAAGTTTACGTAATAAGAGGAAAAGAACTCAAAGACTTAATTTCATTATTATCTGACCTAAAATTTGTAGCACTTGAGTACGCTAAAACAAATCAAACAGAAATGGATGAAACTGAAAAAATTTATGACGATATGATTGATAGTATGCTACAATCAAAATTATTTAAGACATTTAATTATGAAGATTTACAACAAGAATTTTCATTTAATGAATTACTTAAAAATGCCGGTTTAAAAATACAAAGGAGAAACTAAATGGCAGAGACAACACGAGGTTCTGGAATAAGAACAGACGTATCAAGTCGTAGTCCAAGAGCTTTCGTACCAGCAGCTAAATACAATAAAATAGTTGAGTTTGGTGCAGGTGATTACTACCTATCTGGTTCAAATGGAGGTTCACAAGGATTCATAGTACAGACAGCAGGTACAACGGTTCTTCATCCAGTTGAAGGTGCCCCAATTAATGCAAGTGCTATAAATGCTAAAGAAGTTTACGAAATAGGACTTAGTAGAATCACTGGAAGCGGAACGGTATCTGTATTATACTAATATGGATAGAAATTCAAAAGGACAACTTAAAGATGTAATCAAACAGGAGTATGTAAAGTGTGCTTCTGACCCTGTTTACTTTTTAAAAAAGTATTGTATGATACAACACCCTATTAAGGGTAAAGTTCCTTTTTCATTATACGACTTTCAAGAGAAGACCGTTGGAGAATTTGTAAATAATAGATTTAATATTATTTTGAAAGCTCGTCAGTTAGGTATAAGTACCTTAACAGCTGGTTACTCTTTATGGATGATGACGTTTCACCAAGATAAAAACATCTTGGTTATAGCTACAAAACAAGAAGTAGCAAAAAACTTAGTAACAAAAGTTCGTGTGATGCATGCTAACTTACCAAGTTGGTTAAAACAACCTTGTGTTGAAGATAACAAGTTAAGTTTGAGATACAAGAATGGTTCTCAGATAAAAGCTGTTTCAAGTGGTGAGGATAGTGGTCGTTCAGAAGCTCTATCATTACTGATACTCGATGAGGCAGCTTTTATTGATAAAATAGATGGTATATGGGCAGCAGCTTCTCAGACTTTATCAACTGGAGGTCAATGTATCGCTCTCTCAACACCTAACGGTGTGGGTAATTGGTTTCACAGAACTTGGATGGACGCTGAAGACCATTTGAATGATTTTAATTTTATTAAATTACACTGGACGGTACATCCTGATAGAGAAAAAGAATGGAGAGAAGAACAAGATACACTATTGGGTCCTTCATTAGCGGCTCAAGAATGTGATTGTGATTTTATCACTTCAGGTCAAAGTGTAGTTGATGGTATTATACTTGAAGAGTATAGAGAAAAACAAGTTAAAGAACCAATTGAAAAACGAGGTATTGATTCAAATGTTTGGATATGGGAACCTCCTAACTACACAAAAGATTATGTCGTTTGTGCTGACGTAAGTCGTGGTGATAGTACAGATTACTCAGCCTTTCATATATTGGACGTAGAGACTTTAGAACAAGTAGCTGAATACAAAGGTAGAATGTCTACGAGAGATTATGGTAATCTATTAGTTAATATAGCGACTGAATACAATAATGCTTTATTAGTGATTGAGAACAACAATATAGGTTGGGCTACAATTCAACAAGTCATTGATAGAGAGTATGAAAATTTATTTTATATGAGTAAAGATTTACAAGTTGTTGATGTACATAGACAAATTAATAATAAAATAAATAGAATGGAAAAACAACTTGTACCAGGATTCACAATCACATCTAAAACGAGACCTTTAGTAGTCTCTAAGTTAGAAGAATTTTTTAGAGAAAGGGCTGTTACGGTTCATTCTCAAAGATTGATTGATGAATTATTTGTATTTATTTATAATGGTAGCAGAGCAGAAGCAATGTCAGGATATAATGATGACTTAGTAATGTCTTTTGCTATGGGTTTATGGATAAGAGAGACAGCTCTCAGATTAAGAGCTGAAGGAATAGAATTACAAAAGAAAGCAATGAATAGTATATCATCAAACCAAGGTGTATATACACCAACAAATAACCAGAATGATTCTTGGAAATGGGAAACAGGTAAAAAACAAGAATCATTAGAGTGGTTAATCAATTAAAGAGGTAAAAAATGGCTGACACAGGCTTAAGAAGTAGATTATTAAGACTATTTTCTACAAACGTAGTAGTAAGAAATGTTGGAGGTAAAAAACTCAAAGTATCAGACACGAGTCGTACTCAAGCATATCAGAAAAGTAATCTAATCGATAGGTATCAAAAAATATTTACAGGTGTAGGATTAAGTGGCTACTCAGANGCNCTAATGACTAAGACAATGAGACTNAACTTGTTTAAAGATTATGAGTCTATGGATAGTGATGCTATAATTTCCTCAGCTCTTGACATTTATGCTGACGAATCAACGATGAAATCAGAATACGGTGATGTTTTAGAAATCAAAACTGATAATGACCAGATAAGAGAAATATTACATAATTTATTTTATGATGTAGTGAATATTGAATTTAATTTATGGCCTTGGGTTCGTAATATGTGTAAGTATGGTGATTTCTTTTTGAAATTAGAGATTGATGAAAAATATGGTATTACAAATGTTGTACCTCTTTCAGTTTATGACACATCAAGAATTGAAGGAATCGACCCTGAGAATCCTGAATATGTTAAATTTTTAGTTGAATCAACAACAAGTGAACATAGATATAAAGCTGAACGTTCCTCAACAAGGACAGAATTAGAAAATTATGAAGTAGCTCACTTCAGATTATTATCAGATTCAAATTATTTACCTTATGGTAAGTCTCAAATCGAGGGTGGTAGAAAAACTTGGAAACAAGTAACATTGATGGAAGACGCTATGATGATTCATAGAATTATGAGAGCTCCTGAAAAAAGAATTTTTAAACTTGACATAGGTAATATACCTCCTGCTGAAGTTGATAATTATATGCAAAAAGTTATCAATAAGATGAAAAAAGCTCCTGTTGTTGATGAAGACACTGGTGATTACAACTTACGATACAATATGCAAAACATAACAGAAGACTTCTTCTTACCAGTACGAGGTGGTGATAGTGGTACGAGTATCGATTCATTACCAGGTTTGACTTATGAGGCTACAGAAGACATTGAGTATCTTAAAAATAAATTATTATCATCTCTTAGAATACCTAAAGCGTTTTTAGGATTCGAAGAAAATGTTGGTTCTAAAGCTACTTTAGCTGCTGAAGATGTAAGATTTGCTCGTACAATAGAAAGAATACAAAGAATAGCTATAAGTGAATTAACAAAAATGGCTATCGTTCATTTATATGCTCAAGGGTATCAAGATGCTGATTTAGTTAATTTTGAACTTGCTTTGACAAGTCCCTCAACAATATACGAACAAGAAAAGATTGAACTCTGGAATAGTAAAACAAGTTTAGCTTCTTCAATGTTACAAGATGGACTTGTGTCTTCAGAATGGATTTACAAAAATGTATTTGGTTTTACTGAAGAACAAATTAAAGAAGAAGATGATAATATAGCCTTTGATTACAAACAAAAGTTTAGACGTTCCCAAATTGAGAATGAAGGTAACGACCCAGCTAAATCAGGTGAAGCAAAAGGTACTCCATCAGATATGGCAATGGGAAGAACAGGACACGAATTAGATGATAAGGGAGGGGCACCAGAAGGTGGGTTTGAAGGAGCAGGAAGACCGAAAGAACCTAACAAGTATGGAAAAGATAGTGGTGCTCGAGGTAGAGACCCATTAGGAGCTCACGATATGAAGAAAGGTGGTAGTGGAGCACCTAAATATGGTAGACCGCTTGCTCTAGCTCACTATGACGCCTTGAAAAAATCGATGAATTTTAATAAAGTTGATACAAAAATTATCACGGAAACTTCTGAAGTTGAAAAAGAGTATAAGGATGAGGTAACTTCTTTAACTAAAGACACTTCAAATGAATAATTATTATTTAACTTTATATTTATTTATGACAAAATATATAATGAAATGGAGTATTATATAATGGCTCGCAAATTAAAGCATTCTAAAATAAAGAATACAAGTATTCTTTTTGAATTACTAACAAGACAAATTACAGCTGATGTTTTAGCAGGAAAAAGTACTAAGTCAGTTAAAATAGTCAAGAAATATTTTAATGAAGAAACAGAACTAGGTAAAGAATTACAACTTTATCGTATTTTATCTGAAAAACATTATCACTCGGAGACAAAAGCTAGAGATTTGTTATCTGCAGTTGTTGAATCCAGAAAAAAACTTAGTAATGCAAAGTTACGTAATGAAAAATATAATCTAATCAAAGAAATAAAAGAAAATTATAACTCGACAGATTTCTTTAATGGTAGAATTACTAATTACAGATTGTTAGCAGCTATCTATAACACTTTTTTATCAGAAAGTGCTACTACCGTATCATTTAATCCGGAACAAACTACAAGTTCCAAACACACGATTTTAGAACATATTACAAATAAAAAAATCACAACAAAACAAGTAAAAGATAAAATTTTAAAAGAGTATTCTCAAAACGACAAAGATTTAAGATTACTTACATATCAAATTTTAGTAGATAAATTTAATACAAAATATAAGTCATTAAATGAATCTCAAAAAAATCTACTTAAAAGTTACATAAATAATATCAGTAATACAAATTCATTACGTGAGTTTGTAAATATAGAAGTCAAAAAAATCGAAGGATTACTTGAAAAACACGTTGACCAAGTAACTGATACAATCACAAAGATAAAATTGACTGAGTCAATAAATCAAATAGGTAATTTGACAAAAGGAAAAATTGTAAACGAAAAACAAGTTTTGACTTTAATGAGATATTATGAACTTGTCAAGGAGATTGAAAATGTCCACTCAAATTGAACGACTTAAAGCGTTAGTCCGAGAACTTATTAAAAAAGAATTAGAGGAAGTTTCTGTAACAGGAGCTATTGATGGTGGTGAAGGACCTCCTAGAACACCATATGCATTTCAATCTAAACCTAAAAAGAAAAAAGATAAAGAAAAAGAAAAGAAAATAGCTAACGCAGCAGGATATTCTAAAGTATCTGAGGCTAGATTTGCTCTTGATATTCAAGATGAAGGTGGTGTGAAATTGACAATCATAGTTGACGCAGGTTCAGCAGGAGCGGCTAAAATGAAAGTAGCTAGAAAACTCAAAGGTGGTGCTAAAAGTATATCCAATGTAAGGAGAGTTCAACCTGGTAAGGCTAAACAAGTTGATAAGAAACTCGAAAATGTTAATGAGGGAAGGTATCACGATTATAGAAATGATGAATCTCTAACACCTAAACAAAAAATTGGATATTCAATGAGGGAAGTCAGAGATAAATTAAATGAATTAGACAGACTTGTCAAAATGAATGTTAGACTAAAAAATGAAATAGGTGTTGATTCTACATCCTATTGGAAAAGAACACATTCAGCAATGAAAAAAATTAGTGAAAGATTAGTAAAACTAGCTAATAAAGTTGGTCAACTTTACTAAAAAATAAAACGGAGTTTATAGTGAAACAATTAATCGTAGATTATTTACCTTTTGAAATTAAACCTGAACAAATATCAGAATCAATTAGTGAAAATAATGGTAAATTGGTTGTCAGAGGAGTTCTACAAAGAGCTGAAGCTGAAAATCAAAATGGTAGAGTTTATCCTCGTGAGATTCTACATAGAGAAGCTAAAAAATATACAAAAGAATTTATTAAAGAACGTAGAGCTATGGGTGAGTTAGACCATCCTGATAGTTCAGTCGTGAATTTACAGAACGTATCCCACAACATCAAAGAAATGCATTGGGAAGGTGATAATCTATTAGGTACCGTTGAAGTGTTAAGTACACCAAGTGGTAATATTTTAAAAGAATTATTTAAGTCTGGTATCAAACTTGGTATATCTTCTCGTGGTATGGGTTCAGTTGAAACCGTCAATGAGGATGACCGTCAAGTTACACAAGTACAACCTGACTTTGAACTTATAGCATTTGACTTTGTATCAAATCCATCTACACACGGAGCCTTTATGTATCCAATGAATGAATCGGTAGATAAAGATTTACCAGCAGGTAGAACTTGTGGAGAATATTGTAAAGTAGAAGCTATCATCAATGATATAATGAGAGGATAAAGATGAAAATTTTAGAATCATATAAAAAAATGGCTAAAAATATGTTGACAGAACATGCTTGGGAAAGAAAGTTCGGTGAGCCTCTTCCAACATTAGCTGACGTAATGAAAGAAGCTTCACAAGATGATGATGATTACGTTCATATTGGTTACGGTAAGTACAAAGAAAAGAATATGGTAGATGACCCACAAGCTCCAACTTATTCAAAAAATCCAGCCGGAGCGTTTGTACAAGATAAAGAAGATGATAAAAAAGATTCAAAAGGTGGTGATGAAAAAGAAGCTCCAAAAGGAGCAGGTCTAGGACCAGATGACTTCGAAAGAGATTTTGAGGACGATGAAGAAGCTAAAGCAGCAGCTTTCGCTGATATGGAAGATGAATTTGGTGATGATATGGATGAATCTCACGGTAAAATAATTACAATTAATGGAAAAAAATATAAAGAAATCGAAAAAGAACCTATAGATGCATCTCACTGCAGCTAAAAGTTAAGGAGTATTATTATGAGTCAACCTACACAAAAAATGGACAAATACAATAGGTCTGTCCAACATCAATGATTCCATCACGCAACTTGGGGGTCTCCTAAGTATAAGAATGAAGGAATAGGTGAAGTAACTTGGCATTCTCTAACAGAAGATGGGAAAGTCGAAGTTTGTAATATTAAATTTGGTGATAAACACTATAAAAATGTTAGTGTTGAACATCTTAATCCAGTTAAAATACAAGAACATTCTCACAAAAGAAGTGGTAATGAACTTGATGATAAGAAAAAGAAAAAAGTTAAAAAAGAAGAACTTAACTTTAAAGAAACGTATAAACGTATTGGTGGTAAATGAAACACAACTATAAAGAAATGATGGACCAATGGAAAGATTGGAGACTATCAGAAGATAAAATTAATATGGGTTCAGGAGGATATAAAGGTGACTTCGATAGTTTAGAAGATGCTATGACCCGTGTTGATAAGTTGTTTAAAAGTTTAATAAAAGAGTTAGCTAAAGATAAAGATGCTAACTACAAACCACAAGTAATGGAATTACAACGTCTTTACAAAAGAAACTATGTTGAACTTAAGGTTAAATTAGACCAGTTTAAAAGGAAAAACACGTGATTAAACTTCAAGAACTTATTAAAGAGGATTGTCATTGTGGAGAGTCCTGTTGTTCTACAAAAGAATCTGTTAACGAAAGTGTTGATGATTTAAAAAAGATTGTAGGAGAACTTGAGAAGGCCTCTAAACTCCACGCCGGTCAATCTCAAGCTTTAGCTAAAGCTTCAAAAATGCACGCTAGTCAAGCTAAAAGAATACAATCACACCTTAGTGATATGGATGAATCTCTTTCTGAAGGTCCTCAAGACCAAAGACCTGCTGATAAAGAAGTTCAACGTCTTATAAAATTAGAAGCTCAACTACGTAATCGAATGATGAAGTTAGAACAAATATTTTTAAGAGATGGTAATCCTCCAAGTGTAAAGTTAGCTAAAGATTTAACAAAGTCTTATAAACAAAATGTAACTAAGTTTATGAGAGAGATGATTTCTATTAGGAAGAAATTCAAGTAATGCCTTCAGTTTCGAAAGCACAACAAAAGTTTATGGGTATTGTTCACGCATACAAAAAAGGTGAAATACCTGCTAGTAAAGTGAGTAAAGCAGTCAAAGATGCTGCTAAATCAATGAAAAAGAAATCTACTAAAGATTTCGCCTCAACCAAACACAAAGGTCTACCTAGTAAAGTTAGGAGTGAAAATATGAATGAAGACGGACACACAGACGTAGCTTCTATTGTTAGAAAGTTAAAAACTTC